TATGTGGTTCTGCGAAGCTATGCAGACTTGGTTATGCGTTGTTGTGTATCTGTTGCCGATTACTGATGTACTACATGTCTGATGGCATTTGTCACTCACTGGTACGACATTTTAGTCAGAACGCTTGTTCGCTTTCAAATCCGTTCTAATTGAGAATGGTTCTCATTTGAGAATGATTCTCATTTAAGAGCTGTCCAATAAAAATGCCACCCACGTCACGAACATTCGTTCTGTAACTAGAGTGGCAATATATCATTTACAAGTGGTACATTAAAGCGGTCTGCAATTTACCAACATACTAGTTAGCGTATTTTTCAACGTTGCTTTCTAACTGTATACATTAATGTTAGCACTTGGTGATACCTTAATAGGAAAGTGAAGCAAGTACTGCTTCTTTGCACATCATGTCTTTAAATCTTAGACAACCTTTTTCAAAATAAAATCTTAGGTTAGTAAGAATTAAGTCATTCTTTTTTAGCATAACATAGTTTATATTGTGGTCGTCTGTAGTAACTGTTATTTTTAATGGACAGGAGTTATCTGGTTTGTCATCACAGAATATAATACCAGAATCAGCATATTCCTTAATGCCATACATCCTATCTTTGTATTTAAGAGTGAACACATATCGTCCTCTTCCGCTTGGCTTATCAATAAAAGCCTTGCTATCATTAAGGTACACACCTTGGCTAGAATATGCAACGTACTTGTCACTAGCAAAAGCTTTATTAAACCCGCTTTGTTTTTGAGCAATAGACGCAGTATCAATAAAACCTTGTTCTAGTACAAAACCATCACCTCTTAAAAAGTTGGTATTATCTTTTAGCCTTGCTGATATACCCATTGCTGTATAATATGGGTTGATTATTGATACAGTATTTCCGCACATGAAAACTGGAACATAGCGAATTTGTTTTCCCTGTCCTCTTGCAACGCTTGTGTGTACACTTAAAAACTTCTTGATTTCATCCGTGCAGTAGTGATTAGTTTCACTCTGAAATTCATCAAACATCATTTGTTGAACATCGGAAAAAAGGTGACTGTATCGCTTTAATGCATCAGCATTATTAAGTGAGAACGCATATCCACATGGTTCTTCATTTAAGAACAGTTCATGGAAAATACCAGACGCACGTCTTTTGCTTGTCATTTCATATCCTCTAAAGAAAAGTGAGCCAATGTCCTTAAAGAATTTGTCTGCTATTTCGTCAAGTTCATAATTATATCTGTATACAAGCGCGAACTTTTCGCCTCTTTTTAGAAATCTGTTGACTAACAGTCTGCTAAAATAAGTGGTCTTTCCACCCGTTCTATTAGTTGTAACCATATAGATTTCTGGCTTGTTGCCATTTATGTCAAGCATACTCAAAAGTTTTGTTCCATCATAGTATTTATTCATTGTGTATGTCACCTACTTTCTCTATATATTGTATCATACTTATTGACAAAAAGCAATATATAGTGTATAATATTTCAGATGAAAAGGTGGTGAAAAGAATGGATGTAAATGCTATTTTACAAGCTGTTGGCACACTTGGTTTTCCTATTGTATGTGCCATAGCTATGGCTTGGTATGTCAAGTATATGACAGATCGAAACAGAGAAGATATTAACAAGCTCAATGAGCAACACCAGCAGGAAATGAAAGAAGTAACAACGGCATTAAACAACAACACACTGGCACTTCAGAAATTGTCAGACGTTATTGAAAATGGGGTGGACAAATGACGGATGAATTAAAAAAAGCTTTGCTTGAAAGAAATATTCAGTGCATTAGCGAATATAACGGCAAATTTGTTCTTTTGAATACTGTAGCACCTGTTGGAAATGTTCCTCTTCCATTTAAACCGTTATTTAGTAGGGAAATACCTGTAGGGAGTATTTTCATAACAAAAGTTGATAGCGCTACAGAAAATGAAACAAAAACATCAGTTTTTGTGTGCTGTAATGCTTCGCAAACGTCTAGGTCTTTTGAATCTGAAAATAATTTATTTTGGTATGAAATAACAGATAACGGACAAATAATTTCTCCAAATGAAGCGGGGTGATTAAAACGGGAAAACAGATTGACGATTTAGTTTTACTAGCTATTCTTCAAAGTCAAATAAAGAATGCTGTTGATGAAAACAAGGTTGATACTAGTAAGTTTGCAAGTGTTAAGCATTTTAGTAATATTGGCACATTAACACAAAATGAAAAAAACGATATATCTGAAAATTTATATAATTTTCTCGTTGACGATACAACGAACGTTGTATATATGTTATTGGTTTCTGGAGCAAATCAATGGAAATATGTAAGATTTAACAAAGATAGCTCAGGCTATGTTTTTCTTACAAAAAATGGTTTGTATTACACAAAATTAAGAGAAGATAAAAATGTAGCAGTTGATACTACTGGCGTTGTTACATTTACAGACTGTAATGTTGAATTAAACATATTTCCAAAACCACAAAATTTTATTTTGACATCAGAAAAATACACTGGTGTAGTGTTTTATTGTAACTACTTCAGCAACACATCAGATTCTATCATATATCGTTTTTCAAGTGGTGTCATTTTAGATTCATCATCTGAAACGCCACAGTACAAAATAGTTTTTGCTTCGTACAACGTTAATACAGCTAAAGTCACTTTTGTAGAGAAGGTGTTATCATGAAAACAGTAATTCTTAACTCAAAAGGTACTCATGTAGTCGCACTGCAAGCTATCTTACGTTCACAGGGCTTCATTGGACAAAATGGAAAACCCTTGTCAATCGATGGCAATGCAGGTAACAACACAATCTTTGCCATCAATTCATATCAGAGCATGATGCGAGCTTATGGTATTGAATGTGGCACAAACGGTCACAATGATTCATCCTGTGGCCCAAAAATGTGGGAGTCGTTGTTAGGTGGTGATTGCTAATGCCTTTTACGCCTAGACTTACATCAGCAGGTATGCAAGGCTCAAAATACTGGTACAGTGACAACCCATTTTATCAAGCAAACCTTGGGCCACAGCAGACAGGTGGCAATTGTACATGGTATGCATGGGGCAGATTTTATGAGATTATCGGACGTTATCCGTACGGGTTGTCAACTTCAAATGCAACAAATTGGTACGCACGTACAACAGGTTTTTCAAAAGGAAAAGAGCCAAAGTTAGGAGCTATTGCTTGCTATGGTTATAACAATGGTGGTGCAGGTCATGTTGCAGTTGTTGAACAAATTACAACAGATGGTATTGTAACTTCAAACAGTGGATGGTCGTCTGGAAAATATTTCTGGACAGAAAAAGCAAAAAAGAGTAACGGATATTGCCCTGATTGGATGAATGGATATTTACAAGGTTTTATCTATGCTGACGTTGATACTGGAACAGTGCCAGACCCAACAGAGTTACACTGGCAATCAATTCCAGATTGGCTAGATAGCTACACATCAGAGAAATCAACAAACAACGCTTATTGCGTTGCAAGCTATTTACTTACAAAAGGATGGTCATTAAATGGTGTTTGTGCATTACTTGGTAATGCTACAATGGAGTCTTTTATCAGTGCAGACTTGTATGAAAAAGGCGTTGCAGTAGATGAAAGAGGCTATGGTTTAGTTCAGTGGACACCTGCGGTTGAAACTATTATTCCATATTTAAACAAGAACTTTCCAGATTGGCAAACAAATCTCGATACAAACGGATACGGTCAATGTCAGAGATTGGATGATGAACGTCATGACAACCCGCAGGAGTGGTATCCAAACTTTCCGTCAGTGCCGACAGAGTACAGAACTTATCAGACAATGGAAGCTTTTTGTACTGCAACAGATGATGTTGGGCATATGGCAAAATGCTTTTTGTACTGCTATGAAAGACCTGCTGACCCATCAGCAACCATTGAAAAACGTGCAGAGTACGCAAGATACTACTTTAATTTGTTACAGGGCTTTAATCCATCTTTGCCGTCAGGTAAAGGAATTAAGCGCAGAATGCCTATATGGATGTATCCAAAACTAAGAAAGAGGTGGTAACATGAAACAGGCAACAAAAGATGCATTATTAGCATTTGTTGGTGACAGAACAGATGATGATGCTATCAGCATTTTAGAAACAATCAACGATGATGGTATTGATGACGGTGAGGACTGGCATCAGAAATACGTTGATAATGACAGGGAATGGCGAGAAAGATATACAGCAAGATTCAAAGAGGGCGGTACACCTCAGCCACCAACGCCACCAGAGCCAGAACCAGACCCAGAGGATGAGATGAAAAAGTTAACTATTGATACCGTGTTATACGGTGAGAATAAATAAAGGAGTGATTTTTATATGCCTACTAAACCTAGAATTACGACAAACACCAACATTTCAGCTGACGTTGTAAACGCAATTAAAAACAGTGCGTCAAATAACTATCGTGAGAATGTTCCTTATGCAACGCCGGACACAGATTCGCTTCGGGGCATTGGTGCTATTTTAATGAATAACCCTGCATTAATGAACGAGTTCATCAACACACTTATCAACAGGATTGCCTTTGCGAGAATCGCCAGCAGAATGTACACCAATCCATTAAGAACATTGAAAAAAGGTGTCATTGACACAGGTGAAACTATTGAGGATATCTTTGTAAACATTGCGAATGTGTATCAGTATGAAGAAGTCCGGGGCTCTGACAATGGCGCGGGTAATACGTTTAAGCGATTCGACAATGATGTAAGAGTTGCTTTTTATGTGATGAATTCACAGTTAACTTATCCCGTGACAGTTAATCGTGCTATGCTGAAGAATGCTTTTAATTCTTGGGCCGGAATGAATGAACTTGTTTCTGGCATCATTCAGTCAGTTTACAGTGCGTCGGCTTACGACGAATTCAACATTACAAAATATATGATTGGTCAGCACATTCTCAAAGGAAAACTTACTTACTACACATTCACAGGTGGGCGTTATCTCGAAGCAGCTACACAGCTTAGAAAAGCTTCAAATGATATGTCATTTATGACAGACAAGCTTTCTATTGCAGGCGTTAAGACTTTCACAGAGAATGACAGAAAAGTTATTCTCATCAACACCAACTATGATGCAAACATTGACACAAATGTCCTTGCAGGTGCTTTCAATCTTCCATACGCCGATTATCTGAACAGAAGAATCCTTATTGATTCACTTGGCACACTGGACGTTGAAAGACTAAATAAGATTTTCGCAAACGACCCTACATATGAAGAACCATCCACTGATGATATGGCTTTTCTTGATAATATTGCGGGTGTTATCTTAGATGAAGATTTCGTTCAGATTTATGACAATGTTTTTGAAATGCGAGATATGCCGAACCCTGTTTCACTAGACCATAACTATTTCTTGCACATGTGGCAGACATACGCCGTGTCACCTTTTGCAAATGTAGTTTGTTGTATTCCTGCTGAATCTGCGCCTGTACAGACAGCTGATAACACAACAATTACGCCATCAGCAGTTGCGATTACTGGTAAGCTTGGTAAAGATGGCACAGCAACTGGCATTCTCACTGCAACAGTTAAAACCGTTACAGGTGGCACAGAAACAGTTAAATGGACTAAAACAGGTGGTACAGCTACAGGCACAGTTGCTTCGAACGGCGTTTGGAAAGCTGAGACAAAAGGCACGTTGAAAGCGAAAGCTAGCATTGGAACTATTGAATCTGTTGAGGTAACAATTACAATTTCTTAAATAGGTGGTGACTTAATGAGCTATATTGCACCCGATACTGACATATATTTGCTTGCTAATGTTGAATGTGATAAAAGTTACGACAATGTTAAATATTTTGCAACTAAAAATGCACAGCATAGTTATATGTCTGATAAAATCGTTAAGTCATTTACTAACCAGAGTTACGGGCGTGTCAATAAAGGCACGTTCCGTCTCTTCTGTAAAGCAGATGACGTATATCAATGCAACTATTTAATGTTTCAAAATACAGCTTTTGGAAATAAATGGTTTTACGCTTTTATCAATAGCGTTGAGTATGTTTCTAACAACACTTGTGAAGTAAGGTTTACTATTGATTTGTTTCAGACTTGGTTTCTGGATTGTACAGTTGGTCAATGCTTTGTTGAGCGTGAACACGTTACAGATGATAGTATAGGAGCACACACACTAAATGAGGATGTTCCTACTGGTGAAATGATTACAGCAATCGAAGAACAGTTGACAGAATTTTCAAAGCAGTACACATACGGCGTAGAAATCTGTATCAGTGATACGCAGTTGAGTGGCATTGCTAATCAGCCTACATGGTTTGATAAGCCTGTTTTGAGTGGCATTTTTCAGGGTTCTAAAATTGGTACAACAGATAACAGCGATGACTTATTAACGTTTCTGAACAATGTCATTTCAGCGGGCTATCAGTCAACAATTATACAGGTTTTCACAATACCAAAAATATTTGCTCCATCTGGCACAGACTCAAGAGTACAGACAACAAGAGAATTACCCGCTTTACCCGCAAAATTCGGTAATTATACGCCTTTGAACAACAGATTGTATTCTTCACCATTCGTTGACTATGTTGTTTATGCACCGACAGGTGATAAAATGGTTCTGCATCCAGAGTTGTTCAGTGATTACGAACATAGAATATTGACTTTTTCTGGTAATCAAAGTGTAACGCCTCAAATAATGTGTGTTCCGACTAATTATAAAATTACAGGTGGAACAAATAAGACTGAGGGGTATACCCTTAATTACGGAATAAAAGGTTCTTTCATGTACGACGCATATCAAGCTGAAATAGCATCCTATGGAATAGGAGAACTTGGCGGGACTATTGCTCATTGGTTACCTAGAATTTTGGGGACAGGCAGTAGAACAGTTGGAGCAGGTGTCGGGTTAGGTACGGCTATAGAAACAGGCGCTGGAATGCCTTTATTGACGGCAGGTCTTGCAGGCGTTAGTGCTGTAAGTAGTGCTGTTAGTACAGCGTCAGACTATTTCAAAGAAACGCACGACACATCGAAATTAAGTGGCGCTTCTGGTGGCTCTGTTCTTTGGTCACAGCAGATACTTGACACATTTGTACAGGTACGTCAAGTAAGAGAAGAGTATGCTAGAATAGCCGATAACTATTTTAGTATGTTTGGATATAAGGTATGCAGATTGAAAGTGCCAAACATTTCCACTAGACCCTCATGGAATTTTGTAAAGTGTTCTACTGTTGCTATAACAGGTGCAATTCCTGCTGATGCGGAAGAACTAATTATGAGTGTCCTCAAAAAAGGTGTAACATTCTGGAAAACAAGCTTCGGTAACTACACAGCTAATAATAAATAAGGTGGTGGTAAAAATGGGGAGAAGTAGAAGTAAGCGAAGATTTTTCCAAAGGGTGTACTCTTCTGGTATTCAATATAATCATTGGTTGATGAAGTTTGCAAGCAATGCTGTAGCCTCTTATCGTGTAGAGGGATTGCCAAAAGAAATAGACTCACGATGGTTAGCGTTAAAGCTTTTTGAGCTTGGTTCTATTGCTTTCTTTTATGATTCGGATGCAAACGAGTATGCCTGCATGCAGTATTCGTGTCTTGGCACATATGACTGTTATGGAAACCCAACAAAAATACGTGTTTGGAATCCTTGGACAGGATATCAGAGGGAGCTAAACAAGGGCGAATTTGTTGTTATATGGGATAACATGCTTAGGACAAATATGTACAATGCTTACATAGAATTAGCGTACAGATTGTGGAGAATTGACGGTACAATAGACACAAACTGTGTAGCACAGAAAACGCCCGTTATTATTCAGTGTTCGGAGAATGAACGATTGACGTTTAAAAATCTTATTGCGAACGTTGACGCTGATAATCCATATTTAGCAGTTGGCGATAATTTGTCCTTAAAAGATATTAAAGCATTACATCTTGAAGCACCACTTGTAGCAAATCAGTTGATGGAAGTACAGCAGACACTTTACAACAGAGGAAATGCTCTACTTGGTATTACATCTGTTATCGTTCAGAAAAAAGAAAGAATGGTGAAGTCAGAAGTAGACACAGCTAATGCTGATGCACTCGCTAACAGACGTTCAAGAACGATGGCAAGAGACTTTGCCAGTCAGCAGATTAAGGAAAGATTTGGATTGGATGTAACATGGGTTTTTGACGAGGGTGATGAGCCTGACAAGGAAACAGATGAGGGAAACAGAGAAGAATTTATTAGTGGCATGAAAGTAGCTAGTTTAGGCACTTCTGTTATAGAGAGGTGATAACATGAGTAGATACACAACAGAAGTAAGATATATCTGTGAATCACTTGCAGGTCTTAACAAATCAGTTGGCTATTCAAATGTTAATGAAGTCATTGAAAAGTCAAGAAACAGAATCTTTCCGCCTTTTGAATTATTTGATGAAAGTTATAGGCCTGTACTTGAGACAAAGATACTTAAACATTTTTATACCAGAGAAATTGGATGCGAAACGTTCGGGCTGTGGCAGTTAAGACTTGATGCTAAACTATCAGTGATTATGCCGTATTACAACAAGCTTTATAAAGCGATTAACATTGATATCCCTGTTATTGATAACGTTGATATGAACGTTGAACATAATATCGGCAGGAATGCCGACACAAAAGTTAATGATAACACAGACATCACAGCAAATTCTAGCACAACAACAAACACAACAGCTAGTGCAAAGATTAGACACAGTGATACACCTCAAGGCAGTTTAGAGGACCTTGAAGCTAACGAATATATGAGTGATGCAACGCTTAGTGATACAACACAAGCTGTAAACAGCAACACGAATAGCAGTAGCAACAGTAAGAGCAACAGTGACACAAATGCAAAGAGTACAGAAGAGTATGCAGAACATAGATGGGGAAAAGAGGGCACGATAACTTATATTAGCATGGTGAATGAGTACATCGAAAAGATGAAAAACATTGACGCTATGTTAATTCGTGAACTTGAAGATTTATTTATGCAAATCTGGGATATATGGGAGTGATTCAATATGAGTTTTAAACCTAGAAATTTTAGAGAGTGGTGTAACCACACTATTCCTGTTTTACCACAGGTGTACGGCGATGAATTAAGCTATTATGAATTGCTTAATAAGGTTATTGAAAGGCTTAATGAGATTGGCGTTACAATTAATGAATTGATTGATTACGTTAACCATTATTTTGATTCATTAGACGTACAAAATATGATTAATAAAAAACTTGATGAAATGGCACAGGATGGAACGCTTGAATCCCTTATAATGCCTGTTTATACATACGACCTTACTAAATTAAAAAGCTTTGATGTCAATGACATATCTGCTGTATTTTCTGAGCTTAAAACAAAAATGAAAGACGGCGAAAGTGCTTTATTACCATACGGAAAATACACTACATTAGACACTATTGATTTATCTTGGTTGCCTAATAACACAAAGGTAACACTTGATGGAGAGATTACAATATCAAAAAACAATGTGCCTTGCGTTAAATTGGGCGGTCAGTTTTGCAATGTTAAAATAAATGCATTGTATGGTGCTACTAGAAGTGAAACGCATTTAGCAACTGGAAGTGGGTTATATATTTCTGAACTTTTGGCGTATTCAAATGTCTTAATAAATAACATGAGATTTTTTGAAAATGGTATCATTTTTAAATATGAAGATGATAATAAATATTCACAATATAATAGGTTTGTGTTTTCGTATCTTGAAAATGTACAAAGAGGTATAGTTTTAGACGGCACAGAGCATAAAGGATGGGTTAACGAAAATACATTCGTTGGCGGTAGAATAAAGGGTGGCTATGGCGTTGTGATGCAAGGAGGCACAGTAGAAACAGTTGGATTTGATAACAACAAATTTTATAACATCGGTTTTGAAGAATTATATAACGACGCAATCAATATCACTGGCGAATCGTATGCGAATACTTTTGATAATTGCAGACTGATTGAAAACATAAAAGGTTATTACATTTACGACCACTCTTCAAAAGGTGGCTTTAATAAGTATAATTTTTCACATATCATTCAATATGCAAAAATTAGCCTTAGTAATCAAGTTTACAAAGAGGTTAATGCGCCAATATCAGACGATAATTTTTCAGTTGTTGGTGGTGGTGTGTTTTCTAGCGTCAGTTCTTCGAAACCTGTTATTATACCACTAGTTACAAATGACTTAATAAGTAAAGTTGATTATTCTTTTAGCATGAAAGTCCCAGTTACAGGACAAACTGTTCAAATCACAAGAGGGTTTGAACTTCCGACTGGCTATACGTTCCTTTCTGGAAGTATAACTGGCTTATCATCAAGTGACGGATTTGACTATAGAAATGTCACCATTAATTTTCATGCTATTAACGAATCCGACGGAACGTATGAAATTTACGCTAATTCTAAATTGGCATATGAAATAACTGTGAATGTTGTTGTTACGTTTCTTTTTAAGTATGATAGAAAACTTTAATTACGTCTTAAAATAATAAAGGGGGTCAAATAAGACCCCTTTTTATTAATTTGCTAATGCTATACACAAAAGCAGTGAATAAACACACATTACAAAAAACAATGTTAAATCATTAAATAATCTTGCACTTAAGGCTGATACCGTAACAAGTGCAAAAAATAAATTAAGTATGTCAGTCATTTTTAACACCTGTATTTTTTACTAAAAAGTATTTTTCTTTCCATTCTTTAACAAAGAATGGATTATCACTTCCGTATCCATCATATGTTTCGTCGCTATTAACAGGTTGCCACATTAAAGAATAGTAAGGCCTACTTGAGTTAGTAACATCTACTTTAAACGCTAAATGACTAACTACAATCTTGCCACTGTTAGACTCCTCACCAAAAAATCTTAAATCAATGTCCATGATTATTTCTCCTTTCTTAATTTCATTTTTATGCTTGACCAGAAATCCATATGCATAAAATATTATCTCTTACTATCACACCATCTACACTCGTATTGGCGAGAGAATCTGCATCTTTCAGTATTTCCTTAAACGCTTCTACTGAATAAGTATCTATATGATAAACTAATGATGTATTACCACTATATTGTATTTTCAAATAAATTGATATAGGCGTATTCCGACCAATAATGTTACATATTTCTTTTACTTTCATTATTTCTTTCTCCTTTTCTTCATTCTACTACACGCTTCACTAACGTATGCCTTATGATTTGATTCATTATACTCAGCAACAGACGCTTTCATTATTTCACGCCTGTATTGAAAGTATTCTTCACAGGCTGAATGGCAATTTAAACATCTTTTGTTACAATCTTTACAGGGTGCTTTAATATTATCACATCCTTAAATATAACATTATGAACACAATAGTCCACCATATCACTATTGCACCAGATACAGCAATAATCAATATCATATCTGGTCTTAAAGTAAGTAAATATAACAAAAAAACAAGAAACAGTAATATTAGAATTAAAATGCTGATAAACACAAACTTTTTAAGCAATTTTTTCACCTACCATTTATAAGAATAATTAACTCCCTGTGAACTTTTTCTATTTTTAAAATAAGGAACTTTTTTAGCTTTTCGTATATTCCTGCAAGCTGTGTACCAATCGAGTGTGAATTTTTTTGTTTCGTAGTCACTCATACCAAAAACTATTTGTCGCATTATCTCCCCCCCACCCCACTTGAACCAAAACCATTTCTGTCACTATCTGTTAAATCTTCCACTTCAACTAGTTCAATTTCTTGCTGATTTCTTACAATCCTAAACTGTGCAATCCTATCGCCTCTTGCTATCACTGTATCTGCAACAGCATATGCAGGAAAACACCATTCATCATTCCTACCAGAGTATGAGTTATCAATAATTCCCATGCTATTAGTCATGAATATATGATATTTTCTAAAAGTAGACGATCTTGGCAACACGTGCGCTTCATATCCTTTTGGGAGTTTCATAGCCACACCCAATGGGATGTTAGTGTATTCACCTTTTCTAATGTGTATTGTTTTACCTGCTTTTAAATCAATCCAGTCACCTAATGCGTATTTTTCTGGAAGAACCGAATTAAAATATCCATGATTCTTTGCTAATACTTTAATTTTTTTCGTCTTTGAAGAATAGTTTTCTATAGCTTCTTTAATTGCCAAAATATCGTGATATAGATAAGACAGTTCTTCATATGTAAGAGAACAGTTTTCTTTAGTTTTTTCCATATAATTCACTCCTTAATACATTGATATATTTTTCGGTAAAAGCTTTATAAAATAAATCAGCCTCATAATATGTCCATGAATTCATTAATATTTTTAAAGCATTTTCCAACTTATTCATTCTTATTACGCGCTTAATTGCAAGTAAAGCCTGCTTTGCATCATATACTCTAATGTATTCGTTGTAATCTTCATCTAGCATAGTGTAAATATCTTTTCTTATCTGACTATCTGATTTATCGCATTTGATACGTTGATTCAACAAGTAAAACACCCCCGTCTATTCTTTTTGGAATTAATTTACATGGAACATTTAAGCCTATTTTAAAATCGTCAAATGTTCTAACGATAGGTTCATGTGTAACTTGATTGAAAAGAAATCTGTTAACTGATGTATTCTCTTTATATTCAGCATACACAGCTTTTCCAGACATCGACAATTCAAACAAGTCTTTGCATCTCTGTGGCATTCCAGCACACTTAATGTTGTTGTATGGTTCTTTTATCTTCTGCAAATCTTCATGTGTTACATGTTCGATGTATGTTTTCTGTCTTGCAAAAATAGCTCTATCCCAACAGGATTCTAATTTCCAAGCACAAAAATCAGTTTCATGGACTTTAATGCCTGTAATCTGTTCTGGTGGTAAGTCACAGTGGATGCTATCTGTATCAGCGTAAATAAAACCGTGTTCTTCAACACCATGATAGTTAGCTTGTGCCACTCTTATAGTGAAGTTTCTAGCATAACTTGTTATAGCTGAACCAACAGGAATATAACCTGCTTCTTTATCTTTAGCGGTAATATTGATAAACCCTATTGAGTTATCATCTTTAACATATGCTAATTTGAATGAAGAATCTGTTGATGAAGCCATTTTACCATACAAGTTGTTTAAAAAAAGCTTTGCAAGTGTACGTCTTGCGCCCTTGCTAGTCATTTTTATTCTTGCGTATTTATCAATATATTCATCAAATATACCAACTTCTGAACGAAAGTAACATCCATCAAGAATCTCAAAGTCAACAAGCTCATAATGTTCAAGAATAAGAAAGTAATCTGTCATAGTCAATGTTAGTTCTACTCTTGTATCACAGGTTTTACCGTCAATGTCTATGTACTTATCATAATACTTGCCAGTAGCTTTGTCAAACACATCAGACGTCTGTAAAGACTCTGTGCCCTTGTATAACATATTTCCTTTTATCTGAATAAATGGCAACTTACCACTTTTCAAATAGAATTTTGTTCTTATTCTGATAAAGAAATACATATTGTTTTGCAAGGCTTTATCTGGAATAAAGTTACCAGACCAGAACATCGGCTTTCCGACAGGATATCTATTGCCTGACATTGAGTGCATCATAGATGGGTACAAAGAATTTACATCCGCTGTAGTTCCATTCGTGTATATCTTGTTTTCTTTTCCTTTTACAAGATAACACCATCCACCTCTATACGACTTTCTTATGTAAGCGTCAACGTTTGACTTGCCGTATATCTCAGGGTCTAGTTCTAATTGTGTGACGTCTGGAAATCTTCTTTTCCAATCATCTTCACCAACTATTTGTTTATATTCAGCTAGACAACAACTCCCTATTGTGAGTCGATTATGTCCCTCTTGAAAAACAATCTCTAAAGCTTCTTTAACAACCAGAACATCATTAGCTATGTACTTTTTTTCCTCTGGTTTAATCTCACAACCTGCATAGCGAAAACCTGTATATTCCATGTCAAGCTTCTGATGTTTGGTTTTAAAGGCTTTTCCTATTTCTTTGACAGAGAATGGCAGTAGCTTCAGTGAATCACGAAATTCTATAACCTTATTATTTATCTTTACTTTGATGCTGTACCATTGTCCCATTTCAGAAATGGTGTACTTGAACGTGTTGTTATACATTTCTTTATCATGTTTCCATTCACAAGAATTAACACCATCGCCAGTATATGCTTGTTTAAGGTGTAGTTTATTCAGAAAAAACGATATCCAAAAGTTACCGTCAAATTTTAGATTGTGGAAATACACAATTAAGTTTGATTTTAAAGTGACCAGATAATTCCATGTTTCGTCTATCGAATGTAAAATAGAAACATCTTCAGTGAACATTTCTACAATGGCAGATGCCCAAACTTCTGTATTTTTCTGACCCTCATAGACTGTCGTTTCAAAGTCCCCGACCAGATACTTTACTTTTTTAGGCCTTGCCATGCTATCACCACCCGTTCTCTGTCTCATTCATTGATTCAGCCTGCACCTTTTCTTCAAACGTCAATGGAGAACCATTAATTATTTGTAGCAATTCGTCAGTTGCTTGGTTTACAACTGCAACCGATGACCCCCACAGAACAGCAGAAACAATGACATCTATATCATCCATAGTTCTTGAGGCTATAACAAGTCTCCTGCCAACCTCAGACGTACCTATATCTTTAATCATATTCAGCAGGAAAGACTGCATACTTCTTGAATATGCTATAACTTCTTTCTTTCTGCTTCTGTTCATTTCAACTGGCCTACTTAATGAAGACGTGAAGTCTGTAGCCACTTTTTGATATTCTGCTTCTCTTCTTTTGCGTTCCTGCTCTATTTCTTCATCCGAAGCACCCTTATAGCCATAGAACAAATCTTCCTCTTCTGGCGTAAACGTACCGAAACGTGAAAGAAATTCGTCGTTGAAGTTACTGAATGCAATATCCTCCTCGCGCGGAAGATATGCTTCTGTTTTAAGAGCTTCAACGTCAATCTTTTTTAGCTTATTTACGTAAGCTCTTAATTCCTTACCTCTGAAGCCTTTTGCCTTAATCTGACGCAAGGATGGAATGTTTGTTGGAACATATTGAACGCCTTGCTTTTTAAGCTTACGCTCAAGGCGTTTTATACGATTTCGCTCACGTTCGTATGCTGTTAATTTTTTACTCATGTTACACCTCTGCAACTTCCTAGATTACCAAAGTTAAAAAATCACAATCATCTAAAATGTAAAGAATATTACATTCGTAATATGGAATCCACTTAGACGATATTATACGCTCGTTGGATAAAATATAGTTTTCTTTGGTGTCTGATAAATTCAAATAAATCTTATCATCATAACCTGCTAGAAATAACTGTATTATATCACATACTTTTACTTCACATTTTCTATCAAACAATTCGTCAAAGCACATTTTTCCCTGCCTCCTGTATAAATATGTTTCACGTGAAACATTAAATAAGTAAGAATGACGCTCACTGTATGTCGTGAGCGCCTATTCTTATTTAATTTACTTTTACTGCTTTATGATAAACTTTCAATGTCAAGAACGCAATCAACGTACTTGCGTCCTGCCTTTGACTGTCCAGAAATTTTCTTGACAGGAAATGGGAACTGCATAACAACTTCAATGTTTTTGATGGAACGTTTGAATGTTACAGACTGGGTGCTGTAAACAGCTTTATCTGTTGTAATGATTGACATAAGTTCGTCTGACGTGCCGTCCTCCTTTTCGTCAATAAATTCCAGATAACCTGCAACATTGATAACATCACCATCCTGTAATGTCTTAACAGTTTTAATAGTCGGTGCTGTGGTCATAAGATACTTTTCAATTTCTGTGAATTCTTTTGTCTGATTTGTTACTTTAATCATAGTTTTAATTCCTTTCTTGATTTCGTTGTATCGTGTGAACATAAAACAAATTGGTTAACATGTTACTTTCTTATTCAGAAACTTTTGTTTTAGACGGAAGAATCTCCGCCAATTCGAGAAACTTCTCCTCTGGCATTCCGTACAGCTCTTCCTGCACTGATACATCAGTTACTTTCAACGGCCGTACTTCCTTATGCTCTTTTGTGATTGCTTTCAGTACTTCATCTGCTGAAAGTTCTCCAGACAGCTTATAATCAACTGTCTTAATTTCATCATTCTCAATTTCATATACTGTCGCTTTCGCTGTCGTAAATGTGATTGTTCTAGTTACCATGCGTTTTCTTGCCATATTTTTGGCCTCCTTATGTAGTTGTTTTTTGTTCGCTTAACGTCCGTCGACGAATTGACATAACGGGAGTCGAACCCGTTGGAAGTGTTCCGCAAACCTGCCTGTCAACCTTTCTATATGTAAGAAAGGAGGAGAGAGTAAAGAGTTGTCGGTTCTCTTTACATTATTTATTATATCACTGTTGCACTGAAATGTCAACAGTTTTTTCAGAAAACTTTTATTCATTTTGCACGATGGTTAGATATAACTAACTTTGCGCATATTCCTGCAACGAACTAATGTTCTTCAATCCGAGACGGAAATAATATACCAAGTCCCGTTGACGCTTCAACAAAACGCCAGTCTTTTGACAATGTTGTGATATAGGGCAAGCCATCAATTGTAACAGTTAGGTCTGCAAGATAAATATTAAATTCATCACATCCAACCACTTGCAGTGGCTTTGAAAAGCATATCTCAAGGTCACCACAAAAAGCTCTAGAAATGTACATCATTCTTCCTCCTTTCCATATAGTAACTGAGATATTATCTCAGCTACTATCAGTATTGCTATTGACAAGCCTGCTATTGACAGGCCTGCAAAAATCATACCTCTCTCCATGTGTGATCTGACACATGTCTAAACTTGTTTCTGAATTTTGCTATGTGTTTTGCGGATGTTGCTGTATATCCGTAAACTAGTCTAAGAATATCATACATGTTGCCCTTGTTGTCTATAAAAGCAACGCATGTATTATAGCTTACCAGAAAGACATACCCGCCTGTTTTATACCACCAAGCTTGACATCTGTTTAAACGTTCTGATTCATCAACTTCTATTGATTGACTGAACCAAACTGGTTTTGCTAGTTTCCACGCTCTCTCTACCAACATATTTTCCTGTTTCTGAATCTCTTTTCTTGTCATAATTTATTCCTCCCTTTTTTCTTATAACGGCCCTTATAGACCAAGTGCCACCTGAGGGAATCGAACCCTCAGTACACCATGTGGCTAAAACTTGTCATATGCTTCATTTATTAAAACTACTGATAGCTCAATAGCTCTTTCTATCTCTGAATTGAAATATTCATATAATTCGATATCATCAATCCAGAATGTTGCGCTGGTTACACCCTGTAGCCATCCGAGATAGTAATTTCTATCTCTTATGTTTCCTGTTACACAAGCAACTAGATATCTTTTAATTACATCCATAAATCTTTTCTTTAATATTTCTTTCATTTTTATTACCTCTCTTTCTCTCTTTCTGATTATATTATATCACATCACACGCAAAATGCAAGACCTAATTTTGCACAAAAATAGTACGTAGTTTGCACTTGTACTTGTACAACATGACACGCTTTAATTATTGTAATTTTGCACAAAAATATGACTAACTAGCACTAGCCTTTTGGGGAAAATGACGTGCGAAGTTGAAATGAAATACTACT